GGAAGGTACAGAACAGGACTTGACCCAGATGCTGCATATATTCGCAGAATATCTGATCCTACTGAAAGAGAGATTGAGATCGAAAGAGTTAAAGCTGCTAAAGAACGTATTGAATATGCTCTTGGTGGTATAGACCTAGGACCTCGTTCTTCTTTCTGGAACTATGGACTCTCTACATCAACAGAGGATACCCTACACGTTCAACCTGTTAAGTTAATTGATGGAGACAACTTCTTTGATATTGGTATTCCTATGCAAGAACTGGCTTTCTGCTGGTTGAGAGTTCACCCAACAATTGCTTCTAGCTATCAGGCTTGGGAGCGTGGTGAATATCCTGCTGAAACACAGTTTTATGTAGCTGATGATGAAATCGAGAACGCAGTATTGTTTAAGAAGAAACAACTTATCAATAAAGCAATTACAAAGTTTGAGGACATGACTCCTGAGAAAAGGAAGAAAGTTGCTCGCTTGCTCGGACTACCTGTAACAGATAATAGCAAAGAAGAACTTGTTTACAACCAAGTGGATAATGTTCTAAAGCAAACAGAGTTCAAGAATGGTAAATACCAAGGTTTGAATCCTGTAGAAGTTTTCAACAGGTTTGCTGACATGAAAGATAATCTGCTCCATATCAAAGACCTGGTTAAACAGGCTATTCACCACTCCATCTATAGGGTAAAACCTAGTGGAAAAATTTACGAGGGTGAATTTGAAGTGGCTCCTGATGAGGAGGAATTAGTTAAATATCTGGCTGACGAAGACCATCAAGATGATCTTCTTACGCTGGAACAGAAGTTAAAAAGTAAAAAACTGGCTGCCGTATGATACCTGTAGATAGTTTATTATACAAGATTGACCAAAGACTAAATAAACTATCTACTAATGATCACCAGCAGATTCAGTTAGAAGATAAGATCTTAGCACTGAATGAGGCTCAGATTAAGTTGATCAAGCAGAAAATAGATGGTTTTGCAACAGTTAGTGGTCTAGGTCTTGATTCTTTTAAAAAGAGATATGAGGATTTACAAAGTTTGATTGAACCATACAATCATCAACCTTTGGACCTCACAATAAAGAATGCTGAACTAAATCAGTGGTACGCAGGATTGCATCAACTCACTCCCAAGTATATGTTCTATATTGATAGTTATATACTTGCAGATAAAGGAAGATGTAAGGATAGAAAGATATGGATTAATAAAGAGTTGTCTAAGCATGGAGATTTATCTCTGTTAATAAACAATGATCATTATAAACCATCATTTGAATATCAAGAGACATTCAACTTTCTTTCATCCGATGAGATAAGTGTATTTACAGATGGTACATTTACACCAAGTAAGGTATACATCTCATACATGCGTTACCCAGTGTATATTGATAAAACTGGATATATTAAATTTGATGGTACACCATCAGTTGACCAAGATTGTGAACTAGAGACCTATCTGGAAGATGAACTTCTAGACTTGACAGTTCAAAACCTTGCAATGTATACAGAAAATGCATCAGCTGTCCAAAGCTCACAGCTTAGGATAGCAACAAATGAATAATTTTTCACAATAAAAATAAAGCAAAATGGCTGATTTTTCATTAACAACGGTGTTTGTAGTACCTACTAGCCAGACAACGTTGCCCACAAGCAATTCCACACAAAACCTTACAGAAGGTCAGTTTGGAATCTTTCTAAACGATTATAGCGCAGCTACTGCTCTTAATATCGTCAATGCTCCTTATTTCTACATTGCTCAAGGTAGAACTAACACCTATCTGCAAGGTTCAAAGCGTTCTGACAAGATTTCTGGTTGCGTTTCTGGCAATTGTAAGTCTAATGTAACAGAATGGTACAAAGTAACAGGTTGTCCTACAGCTGCTACTCAGGTAACAGATGTTGAAGGATGGTCTGTAAAGTGTGGTGACATTGTTACCCTCACTTTGCGTGCTCATTCTAGCTATCTGGACACTCTGTACTTCAATGGTTTGACTCGCTCTGTAACAGTTCAAGCTCCTTGCTGCGACTGTGGTGGAGATCCTTGCACAGATGTTGATGTTCCTGCTTTGATCGATGCTTTCATTCTGAAGCTTCAATTGCAAGCTCCTGGTAACAACCCAGACAACATTTCTCTGAATGATTTCTTCCAGTTCCAGAGAATTGGCAATGATGCTAGCGCAATCTTGCGTATCAGTGGTAAGCCTCTTACTAAGTATGGTCAACCTTGTGATATTGCAGCATTTCCTTTTGAGTATGACAGAATGTACTTCCGTACATTTGTATACAGTGGTCCAGCTACTACAGCTGACTTCATCGTGGCTGATAATTGTAACTTGGTTGCTACAGCTTACGTAAGACAGCGTGCTACTTACCCAAGTGGTACTTCTGAAGAGATTGCACAATTGGAGAAGAACTATTACAGCTATCAAGCTGGTTATCTGAAGCATCTATACAGGATGAACGGATACAATGGGAACTTTGAGAGTTGGGTATCTTCTGGCACAACCTATGATACTTATTACATTAAGTTTAATGAGTATGATAAGTCTGCTTACAGCTGGGGTGATTACATCAAGGAAGACTCTATGGTTATCATTGCTGCTCCTCAAACTCAACCTGGTGGTGCTGCTAACCCAATTGGTGGTTTGATCGAAGCTGTTCTTGAAGCTGCTCTGGGTGAGGTAGTTGATGATTCTTACTGCGATACTACAACTACTACATCTACCACTGTATGGCCTACAACTTCAACCACTAGTACACTGATTCCTTAATAGTACTAGATCATATAACCTAAGCCAGAGGGTGAGAGGATCTTTCTCAAATCCTCTGGCTTAATTATTTAATATAAGATGGCAACAACTTTAGACTTTCTGGTAATACCAATGTACAACACACAGCTGTTGGGTATTGCTGATGCTTCTACATATGATGGTGTTCCAGTTTCTCCAACTATAGAGATAGATGTTCCATCTTTTGGGGCAGTATCTCTTCCATTCAACATTAACGATTTCAATATATTCAACTCTACTACTCTTGGAATAACTGCTGTAGGAGATCCATTGGTACCTCTTCCTGATGGAGTGTATACAATAAAATATTCTATATTCCCAGCATTTGAAAATTCAGTAGAAAAGACTATCTTGCGTGTAGATCAGTTGCAGGAGAAATTTGACGATGCTTTCATGAGACTAGATATGATGGAGTGTGATATGGCTATTAAGACACAACAAAAGGTTGAGCTCAATAGCATATACTTCTTCATACAGGGAGCAATAGCTGCTGCAAACAACTGTGCAATTGATACAGCAAATAGGCTCTATCAACAAGCACATAGAATGTTAACCAACTTTATCAGAAACGGTTATTGTCACTGTTCTGGTAATAACTATGTAATCAATTTTTATTAATATGGCAAAGTGTTCAAAATGCGGTACTAATGTTGGATGTGGGTGTCAACTGAAAAACGGATTATGCGCTTATTGTTCATCTGCAAAACCAGCAACAACTACTACCTCTGAAACTCAAGTAAAACAACAAACAAATGTTGCAACCCCAACTGGCAAATTGTCCTAGCTGTAACACAATCCCACATCTTGTCAAAGCAATTGATAAGAGGATGGCTGAGTTAGCTACCAATTTATATAACAATACAGTGTTTGCTCTGAATCAACCTGTTAATGGGACAGTTATATCTGATCTCCTTAACTACAGGCGCATACTGTCCTATAAGTTCTGTAATCCCAATTATGCTATGCATTATACGGTTGAAATGATTGCTAGCAAAGTTAACGTATTAAAATTCAAGTAAATGGCTAATAATAACTGCTCAAACTGCTATAATGGCTGTCCTCAGATTATCTCAGATCAATGTGTAAGATATACTGGCATAGATGTTCCTATCTTGGGAATTCAAAAAGGTGATTCTCTTTCATATGTGGAACAAGCCTTGATTACCTTCCTTACCTCCACCTTGGATGGTACAGGTATAAAGCCAATCATTAACCCAGACATCATATGTCCTTTGGTTAATGGATATCTAGTTCAATGCGAAGATCTGAATGTAAACAACCTGTTTGAGACATTAATCAAAGTGGTTTGTGACTTACAAGTTCAGATTGATGGTATTGATTCTGCTATCACAGTTATTCAGAATACTCTGAACACACTAAATGCAGACTATGATGTTGATTGCTTATCTGGAGTGACAAACTCTTCAGACACACATGCTGTGCTTCAGGCAGTTATAGATAAACTCTGCCAGTTTATTATAGATGTTGATCTGACATATGTTAAGATTGCTGACATTGATACGTACATTCAAAACTATCTTGACTCAACCACTGGTGGTGATTATAGTGCTAAGATGATTCCATATGTAGCGTATGAATATTATGGTCCAATTGGTGTAACTCCTGAAGATCCTTCTTCTGGATTTGATAGTACAGGTGCAGGATTTGGTAAGTGGTATAGAGTATATCTTTGTAACGGTAATTCAAACAATGGTTCTCCATCAGCTTTTAGAACTCCAGATAGAAGGGGAAGAGTAGGTGTTGGTGCATTCACTCCAGCTACAGGACTTGATCCTGCGGTTGATCCTGCTACTCCTACAACAGGAATTTTTAATCCTTCATATGCTCTTGGTTCTAAGTTTGGTACAAATAGTATCAAACTTACAATTAGTGAAATTCCTCCTCATAGTCATACTACAACAGTAACACTTAATCCTCACAAACATGATATTTTAGGAATTACAGGAGGTGATAATAATGATAATAATAACATTGTTAGATTTGCTGGTGGAGATAAGAATCAAGGTGAAGTAGCTTTCTATTTTACAAATACAGAAGCTTGCCAGACAACCGTTGTAACTACTGCAAGTGTAACTGTTACAGACACTGGTGGTAATGGATACCATTCTAATAATCAACCAGCTATAGGTGCCTACTACATCATGTACATTCCTCTACCCTAAAATCAACAATAAATGGCTTGCTTACCTGGAATGCCTTGTTTTGGGAATCACCCTAACAACCCAAGTCCTGTCACTTGTGGTGTAGATCCCTGTTTTACATATAAAACAACAACAGATTTGGCTCATTATGTTGGGCCAAATTTGCCATGTATAGATGTCAACACTTGTGAAACTCTCACTACAATCATACAGAAGATAGATTATGCTCTGTGTGGTGAGAACTTAGCAAAGACATTTATTGATACGCTTTTAACAAACAGCACTTTATACAACCTTTTCTGTACACAGATTGTGCAAAACTGCATTACGTGTGACTACATGAAAGAGTGTATAGACTGTGATTATATAACTGGTTGTATTCCTCCATGTCCTCCATGTCCTACAACTAGTACCACCTCCACTACAACAACAGAAACTCCATGCTATTGTTATCAGGTAGATGTTTCTTCTGGTACTGTGTATAACGTAAGTTGGTATGATTGTGAAAGTGGTAGCATACAGTCTACAAATGTTTCAAATGAAACATTTAGAATGTGTGCCCAGAAGAACTCTGTTTACTTCTCTTTAGTATCTGGAACAGGTGCATTCTCTCTATCTGGAGGAACCACATTATGTTCAATGAACTCTGATTGTTATGAAGAGTTTGTAATGGATGCTGAGGATGTTACCGATCTACTCATAGCTAGAATAGATTTTACTCAATTTGCCTCTGCGTTTAGACCCCTGATTATTGATTGGGGTGATGGTACAGAAACCGTATATCCAACAGCAGGAAGCAACACAAACATTGCACACACTTATTCTTCACCATATACTGGCCCTGTTAAGATAAGAATAGCAGATCTAACTAAGATTACTGTTCTTCATTTGATAGAAGTTTTTGGAACTGGTGTACAACCCACTGCTAAGTCATTGATTATCACTGGTACACAGATTACTAAGTTGAATGGTCTGACATCTCTATTCTGTACATTAGCAACATTGAATTGTACAACATCACAGCTTCCAAGAACTCTCATTACACTTAATTCTGTCTTAGGTAATCTTAGTGGAAACATAACAGGGTTACCCACTAATATACAAACTCTTAGTTTAGGAACATATGGTGTTGGTGGAACAGTCTATCCAAATGGTAACACTCTTAGTGGTAATGTTGTAGATTTCAAGAGTACATTGAGATCTATTGCTGTATATGGAACAAACACCTTGGCTGGTAACATTAACACACTGCCTACAAATGTCAAGAATCTTTCCACTTCTTTCCAGGTAGCTGGTAGCAATACTATAACTGGAGATCTGGAGACAACATTTAACTCAAACACTGTTATGACCAACTTTACGTTGCTTGGTAATAATACAGTGTATGGTGATTTGGATGGTAATGGTATTGTTCCTGCTTTTGCTAGTACAAACATGGTTACGTTCCAAATTTCAGGAATGAGTTATCCTAGCGGTACTACAGGTGGTGCATTTGGTCATATGTCAAATCTAAAAACCCTTGTTCTAGAGTTTGATGAAAACATGCCTTCTCCTCCAATAAATATAGGAACATCTCTTACAGGTAGTGTTTTTTCTC